GTCTGATGATTCTTATACACTATTTTCCCCTGAATTAACTAAGTCATCCAATTCCTTTGTCAAGCTAAAATTGAAAATCTTCCTGGCTTGTCAAGAAATTAGTGAAAAATTATTTAATTGTAGGACATCCCTGAATAAATCCAGTATAAATCCATTTATTGGAGAATTTAATTCTTTATTCATAAGTAATATGAGTTTTATACCAACTTTGATCAAGTTCTCCCTATCTTCAGTTCATCCAGTTAATACTGATTCCTTTTTTAGAATGGTCAAAGAATCTTATAGCTCATCAAGACAAATAGTTGAGAATGGTGGCACTATGGATTTATACTTGCTATCACACAAATTGAATAAGATATACTGTGAATCAATATACCATTCACATGAAGGAGGTTATAATGATAGACATAAATTGGATCTGAATATAATACCATATCAAATGGGGGAATACCCTATATTTAATCCTGCTTTAATGTTAATCTTTGGTCCTGAATATTACAATTACAAGTTATTCAAAAGATACTGGGATGATATGACCCCATTGGAAAGGAGGTTTTACAAAAACTGTCATAAAGTCATCAAGGGAGACATTGTTGAGACTATGGGTGAATTTGAAGATGGAGATACAATTTTGGGAGGATTAATCAGAATAGAAGCTTGCATTGGTCCAGTCAAACAATTAGAGAACTTTAGAAGAACAGCTATTTTGACTGAGGGTGAGATGAGAGAGATGATAATGGAAGATCCACTCATCATAATCAAACAAGCCAAAACTCTCGAAGAAGTTAAGTTTAAGACTTGTCAAAAATTATATACTAATGGATCTAAAGAGGCTGTGAAAATATTAGCAGCTTCAATCTTTTATGGTAGAGTGAGTGCCACAGTATCAGCTAAAGTTTTTAGAATACCTGGTGTTGATGAAAGAATGATATATCTTGAATGTTTAAAAAAAGTTTTGGAAGAACCTGAGATAGAGAACTTTGATGAGCAAATGAAATTTTTGTATCCAACATATAAGGAATATGATCTATTTTTAGACAAAGAGAGATTTGTGTTTGATTACAAAAAAAGACACCCTTTGGAAATTCAAACTGTTCAAAAATTGACAACACACAAGATTAGAACTAGACTGGTCAACTCAATCCCAATTTTATTGGAATATCATTGGGGAATTAAACCAATTCCTATAGGTGATGAAAATAAAGTTCTGAGGGATGTGGAAATTCTAAATATACATTATGGTTTGCTAAAGCCATCTCTTGAGCTAACATGTGAACAGTTTAGTGGTTCCAAAGAA